GTTTTTAACTGAGTCATATGCATCAAACACTAAGTCTTCATCATTAAAAGATGTAAAATATTTAGGACCACGATCATTGTATACATGAATACGAATGTTACTTGGATCTTGTATTGTGGTTACTTTACTATCAGAACTATCTCTAGCATCTGTTATTTCTAAGAAATCTTCAGGTGTTTTATATTCTACTACTTCAAATTTATTTTTAGTATCAGTAAGTTTTTTATTGTTATACTTAATCCATTTAAGGTCTATTACATCTTCAGGTAATTTCATATGAGTAGGTCTTGTAGTACCACCTGTTGCAGATAATTGAAACAACTCATACAAAAATGGAAAGTCTTTACCATCAATAATATTGTAGTATGTGGTTTTAATAATTTGAGCTACTTGTAAAGACTCAGCAGTATCAGTAATAGAGTTTACTTCATCTGAATCCATATCAGACATTATATCTTGCACCATCTCAATTAATGTCATTTTAGCCATATATTATACCTCTGATAATAAGAAAGCACTTAAACCTGCATCAACAACAGTTATAGCTGTTCCTGAAGAAGTGCCATCACCTGCTACTCGTATATCTAGTACTTGATTGTCAGCAGTTGTAGTAACAATTCCTGAAGCAGATGTTAATAAAAATTCTACTTGATTAGTTGATTTTTGTACTGTAAATTTTCTTGTTGATACCACACCATCAAGACCATATTTAAAACTATAGTTACTAGATGATGAAATAGCTGTTGTAGTAAAGTTTACCCAAAAGTTAATCATGTAAGAACCTTGATGTGGTAATGTTATTGTGCCATCAATAGCACTTGTTGTCATATCTAAATTAGCACCTAAAGTCCATTCTGTACCTGGATCTAATCTAGTATAAGCTGATGCGGCAGCTAAAGTAAAAGGAGTTGTACCTGCATCAATATATAATTCTGCAAAATGTTTACCTGCAGGGGATTTCCAAGAACCACCACCTGCTCCATCTGAAATAAAAACTTCACCAGTCGCTGCAGTGTCTCCACCAGGGGGTAAAGGATATTGCCATGCACCTGTACCAGTACCATCAGATACATATACTTTACCTGAGGCAGCTGTACCTATTCCTTTAGGCTCATGAATGTCTGCATCATTTGTAATTAAACCATGTTGAATTGTCATTTGTTTATCCTAAAAAATAGGTGGGGACTTTCGTCCCCTAACCTAATTATTTGTTGTAAACATACTCAACAACTAAACGACCTGCTCCTGTAAGCAAATCATCAGTTGTTGGAGCGATAGTTACTTCGCCTGCAGCAGCACCGATTGTTTTACCAATCAAAGCACCTGCACCTGTTACAACGTTACCTGCAGTGCCAATAGCTGTTTGTGTAGCTTCTGATGCAGAAACTAAACCATCAGCATCAATAGCAACACCTGCACCTGTATATAATCCAACAACTAAGTCTGTTGCTGTAGATGTAGATGTAAAAGCAGTATCTACAATCAATTTAGCAGAAACGATTGTTGCGTTAGCAGGGATTACATGTTGAAGGTTGCTTGAACCATATGTAGGTAAGTTATTGTAATCAAAATCCCAAACAGCTTGTTTAACTAAACCAACTGATTGTGATTGAGCACCTTTAGAACCATCTGTAGTTCTTACTCCATAGTGATTAGCAACACCACGTTTTGCGTCTACTTCGTATGTCATGTCTAATCTCCTTAGTAGTTAGATGAATGTGTTAAAATTACGCCCAATGTGTCAACACGTTGAGCACCAAAACCAAAGCGAGAAGTAACTTGATACTTGTCAGCTCTCTCTTCATTGTCTCTCCATCCTTCTGTTTTAGGAGCACGTCTCCATGCATGCATAACTGGTTTGCATGAGTCGTCAGCTACGCACATAAAGATGTTAGCTTTGTCACCAACAGCAGCTGTTTCAGATGTCAAGCCATAGCCTGATGCATTGATAGCTTCTGTAGCTGTTAATGATGGTAAGAAGTTAGAAGTGTAGATGTCAAAACCAAAGATGTTTTTAACAAATTTATGGTCACGAGCAAAACCTTCTGTAACGATACCTTCGAACATAGGGTTGTTAGATACGCTAACTAAGTTTTGGATGCTGTTTAATGTAGCTTCCACAACTGGATCAACGATAGCAATACGACCACCTGCAGGAACGTTAGCTTTATCAAATGCTAATTTCATAGCAATAAAGTCTTCTAAAGTAATTGTTCTTGCGTTAGAAGCAGCAGAACCTACCCATCTGTGTGGTCTACCATTAACTAAGTTAACGTTAGCACCAGTTTGAGCAGCATTAGCTACAGCTAAGAAACGTGATTCGTGGTTTTCACCTAAAGCACGTGTAGATTCCATAGCTCTCATAGACATTAATGTGTCTACTTGTGAACCATCTTCACGTAAGTCGTCAGATACTTTCCATGCATCACCAACATAGTCAGTAATTGTAAGGTTTAATGTACCTGTGTCGATAGGTGAGTAGTTAAGTGGTGTATCTTCAGCAGCATCTTGAAGTGTTACAGTACCAACTGTTTTAATGTTTAAAGTAGTACCTGAACCAAAGTCAGAAACGTCTCTCCACATGCCTTCAGGCAACAGATAGTCATGTAAATTCTCAAGGATGAACTGAGAATACTGTTGTGCTTCAATAAAAGCAGTAGTATTTCCTGTTAATTGTGACATTTAAGTCTCCTTATTATTATAGTTGAGATTTTACTTTTTCACCTGCATTTTTCCAAGCTTGGACAAGATCTTTAGTACTAGCACCACGAGGTACTCGAGCTGAAAGCTCGTTACTATTAGTCTTACCACTTAATGATTCTGTATTAACAGATCCTGAAGTTTTAGCTATTGGTGTAGCTTTAGCTTCTATTCCTGCTAATTTTAAAACCATTGTTGGAGAAGTAGCAGATAGATTGTGTAGCTGTGCAGTAGTTAATCCTGAATCTTTAGCAAGAGCATTATAAACAGCTTCAGCTTGAGCTCCAAACTTTTCAGTAAACTTGTTAGCTACTAAGTTTGTATTAGCTTGAGCTTTAGATTGTTTGTCTCTTTGTTCAAGTTGTTGATTAACTAATTGCATTAATCTATCTTGGTCAATTCCAACAGTTTCAACTGTCTGTTGAGGTTGGATGCCAGACTTCAATTCATCAAGAAGTTCCTCAGCTGCTTTACGTTTAGCTAGTTCCTCTTTCAATTGAGCCATTTCTTCCTCTAAGGTTTTAATGTGCTCTTGAGCATGAGGTACTGATTTTAACGCTTCTTCTGCTGATTTATACTTCTTACCCTCTCCTACAAAGTCTAACGCTTCTGTCGGAATTGTAAACTGTGGTGTAGGGTTATCTACTTTTTGAGCTTCGTTGGTACTTGGCTCAGAAACTTGTTGTGTTACGTTTTGTTCTTCACTCATTATTTTTCTCCTTGGTCAGGTATGAGGTTATATAGTTTGCTAAATGCTTTTTGAAAACCATTTTGAAATGCTTGATGTTCAGACCAAGCAGGTAGACTAAAATTATCTTCATCTAACTGCTTACGTCTTGACAAGTCAATTTGATCTCTGATATACTGACGTATCTCAAGGAATACCTCTTGTTTAGTCAGTTCTTTTGCTTTATCAGATTTTAAATCCATATAAATATTATACCATGAGTTGTTTAAAAAGTCAAGGTTTATTGCATACCTTGAGTCATTTGAGCCATACCAATCTCTTGATCAACTGACATAGGCTCTTCAGGACCTTGTTCCATCTGATTTAACTGATTATCAGCTAATAGTTCTTCAGGACTTGGACCTGATTGTTCTGCCTGCATATTAGCTTTAACTTGATTAATTAATCGTTCTGTTTCAGCTTGTTCAAATATAGCAGCATTGTCTTTAATAAACTCGTAATCTTCAAAACCCATATATTCTTCAACCATTTTAGCTAGTCGTTTAGCAGATATATGTGGTGCTATTACTTGTCCCATAGGACTATTAAATACACCTAACATGTTTTGAATTAACTGTGCTCGAGCTGCGTAATGCCTTGCTCCTAATGGTCTTAGTTTACCACGAGCTGTAATATCTTCTTTAGTAAGAGATAAGAAATCAGTTACACCTAAGTCGTTATCCATTGTTCTAGCAATTTCTATAACATCCATATTACGTTTAGATAGCTCTAACATTGTATTTAAAATAGGCTCTAAAAACTCAATTTCAAATTTATTAATTTTATGTTGGAAGATTCTAGAAGCAGCATTTTGTAATTGTTGTACTTCAAATGCTGTCTTTTCACCAGGTGTTCTGAAGCCCATAGCTTCTTTAGGTGCTCCTGCCATTTCTTCCATAATGTTTAATAAAGCAGCAATTTCATTGTTTACTTGGAAAGCTGCAGGATTAGGTGGCATAGATTGTACGTCACCATCTTCAGGGATATGAATAGTTGCTTCAGGACCCCATTCAAATGGTTCTACATCACCTACAACTTTAAGAGGTGGATGTATAGTTAAATCTAAAGCATCTGCTTTTAAGTTCTCTAAGTGGTCTATACGATACTGAATACCTACTAAGTTATCTAGTGGACCCATCGCATATAAATTGTCAGGTCTTGTTCTCCATCCTACATGATGTTTAGAATCACGACCTAAATATGAAGGATTCTCTACGTTACGAATAACATAGCTTCTATCAATCATAGTAATAATTCTACGTTCTAGTAAATTATCTTCTGATTCATCATAAATATCACCTTCAAATTCTAGTATTTCTACTAAACCTGACTGATAGTACTCTTGTAAAGAACCAAAACCATCTATATTAAAACCTTCAGCTTTATTTACATCCTCTACTCTAAATGCTGAAATAGATTTACGTACTTGCATAGCTTTATCAAAAGCACCTTCATCATAGTTTAAGTTAGGATTGTATTTATAATCTTTTTT